GAAGGCCGCAACGAGCTCAACAAATTGTTGGTTGGTGTAGAAAACGGCAGCGTCACATCAGAGCAGGTCGGTGCCAAGATTAAAGCCATGTCAGACGGCTTCTTTCCTAAAGCGCTGGCAAGCAGTGACCCGGAAGCCTCAATTAAGTTTCGCGCCACTATGGCCACGCACGGCAACACCGTGCTCAACGCCGCCTACAAGGCCGAGCTAGAAAGAGCCAAGAATCAGCGCATTGCCAAGTTTGACGCTGACTTTGACAACAGTATCAGATTGCTGGAGGCAACGGTATCGCAAGGCAGTTTTACAGACTCAACCGGCCAAGTGCGATCTATTGATGAGCTCGCAGATGTGTTCCGCAAGAATGTGCTGACTCAATCCCTGCTGCTTGGCGACAAGGCTTTGCAGACCGGCTACAGCACTAAGTTTGAGGTGGCACTGCGCACGGCAAAGGTCAACGCTGTAACCAAGGCGCTGATGTCTGATGCCAACATGGCTGACCCAGAGAAGACGCTGGCCAAGCTAAAGGCTGGCGACCTAGGCAACATGAGCCCGGTGCTGCAATCCATAATCACCAATGACTTTGAGTCGGTGGCCAAGGTGACTGCCAACTTTATGGTGGCCGTCAACAACCGCAAGTCGATCAAGGATGCCAAGATAGCAGATGAGAAGCGGGTTACCGAGGGCCAGGCAATCAACCTGCTTGAGCAGATCTTCCCGCTGCCGGAGAACAGCCCCAAGCGCAAAGCGCTGATTAGCGAGCTGATTGCTTTGCCACCGGGCTCGGTGCCTATTGGCATCCTCAAAGATGTGCTAGAGCCAAAGCCAGCCAAAGAAGCTGAGTCCAACCAGGGCATCCTTTTCAATTTGATTGATGGCATCTACAACAACACCATTACCGACTCATCTCAGATCAAGGCATTGGTTGGCAAAGGCATCACCGGCAAAGATGCTGTATCGGCTCTTAAGCTGCTACAAAGCGACAACAAGAGCGACAGCTCTCAGCTTGAGCGCGGCATCTCCCAGCTTGCTGGCATCCCAGTAATCTCTGGCAGCGTGGTGGTGCTCGACCCCAAGGGCGATGAGTTTAAGCGCCGCAAAGAACTGCAAGCCGAGGCATTTCAGATTCAGTCAGAGGCTGCACTTAAAGGCACAACCCTGTCGCCGCGCCAGATCTTGACCCAGCTTGAAGACAACATTGCCAAACGCCGGAGCAGTGCAGATGCCCAGGCCGCACAGAAGGCGCTGGCTGAGTTTGCCAAAGGCCCAGACGGCAAGTACAAGTCAGGCCGTGATTGGATCACAGGGCCGGTGACTGAAGAAAATTTACCCGCCCTGCGTCAAAAGGCTGGCAATGATGCTGCCAAGATGCGACAAATTATTCAGCTTGAAGAGCTGCTCAAGAGAGCGCGAGGAAACTAAGCATGGCCTACAGCCCTATTGAAGACAAGTACCTGTCGGCACTGACTGCCATGCAATTCCCGGATGAGCCGGTTGAGGTGGCCATGCCTGAGCAAACAGCCCCAGGCAGGCAACCTGGTGATGTGCTGCTGGCCGCTGGGCCCAGCACAACCATGACAGACGCAGGGCCGGGCGTGCGTACTGGGCGCGGCGGCGTTCAATTACGGTCACCAAGCATGCGTGATATTACCGAGCCAGCCATGGGCATGGCCGATATGTTGGCGGCTACCGGCAAGGGTCTGGTTCAAGGCTTTGTTGGGTTGCCTGGCGAGGTTGAGGCAATTAGCTATGGCGTCAAGGAAATATTTAATCGCGGGGCTGGTGAGGGCATGCTAGATGCATTCTTGCGCGGCTTTCAAGGCGGCACAATATTGCCGAAGACTGAAGAAGTCAAGAAGTGGCTGGATCAAAATGTCGGTACGGTTGGCGGTGGCAAGGTGCCGTATGAGTCTATTGGTGAAGTAGTTGCACCTGGTGGCCAAATCAAAGCTGTAAAAGCTGGTGCTGCTGGCGTAAAGGCTCTGGTCAGAGAAACAGGCTCTCAGCTTGACCGCGCCATGATGGAGGGCACCGGGCCTCTGTCGGGTCTGGTGCCGCCGGGTGCTCGGCCAATGTTCGCTGTTGATCCTGGGTCTGTGCAATTAAACCGCCAAGAAAAAGCCGTGATCAGTGCTGGCGCTGGCCGCAAAAAACAAGTGCGAGAAGAAGCCACCAAACTTGCTACAGACATGAAGGCCAACTATGCAGAAGCAGATGGTTGGGCACCAATTGAAATTAACAAGGTTGAGCAAAAACTTGACAAAGCAGGCAAGTTTGTAAAAGTTGAAATTGAGCCCAAGGCTATATCGTATGACTTCCATACGCCGCCAGCAGATGTGCCGGTTGAGGCGTGGCAGGCCACAATGTCCTCGCGTGTTTTAGATGAGGTGCAGACCGTTGTTGACAGAGCTGCTGCCGGTGATCAAGCCGCTCTAGATATCTTGGCAGAAGCCAGTTGGTATCGAACCATGCGCGACAGACTGCGCACAGAGTTTGGTGGCATTGGTGATGTGTTTGCTGATGTCTTAGGTACAACCTCTGCGCAAACAGATGTGCGTCAAAACTTCAAGAACGCAGTGGCAGTTCTTACAAAGTTCAGCCGTGGCGATTACGACAAAACGCTGGCGGCTTACGAGTCAAGGGTCGCCAAGGGTCAGCCTGTTGACGCAAAAACACTGGGCGAATTAGATGCCGCTGGAACCTTTGATTTGATCAAAAGTGATGCTGGCAAGTTGTTCAACACAAACAGCCCGGCGACCATGGGCGCATTGCTGGACATGTTCCGCGCCATAAAGGCAGGTGACTCTCCAAAGACGCCAAACTTCACAGGCAATTTGATTGGCCTGACCAATGAAGCAACCATCGATGTGTGGGCTGCTAGGATGCTGCGCCGATTGGCTGACTTGCCAAGAATACCGCCACCGGCAGAAAAAGGTGTCGGCGGCGCACACACCAAAGGCTCAACATTATTTGAGCCACAAGTCAGTGGTGAGTTTGGGTTTGGCCAGGATGTGTTTAGAGAAGCGGCTGACGAAATCAACAAAAGCGGCATCATTAAAAACATTGCGCCAGACATTGGCGATCTTGGCCCAGATGACCTTCAAGCTGTTGCATGGTTCATTGAAAAAGAAAAGTGGACAAACAGCGGCTGGACAACAAAAGCCGGTGAAGGCGGCTCGCTTGATTACGAGATGTCTTTGGCGGGTGCGGCTGATCCAGGTCGCATCAGTGAGTTGCGCAAGGGGATCAACAAGTCATTCCAAGCTCCGGCACGGCGCAAGGGCGAATTGGAAATGGGCGAGCAGGCTTACGCATATCGGATGCAACCTTTGCGGAAGCAAGACCTTGAAAACAAAGAGGCCATGCGGCAAGAGCTTTTGCAGTCCAAAGCCAGCGTTGATCGGTACACGCTTGGCGTTTCTGGCGAGCGCCCAGACAAGCCAATGAGCAACTATGGCCAGGCCGAGCTGGCTGCTGAGTTTGATGATGTTGTTCGCAATGACCCGAGTGTCGTTACCTACAATTTGTCAAACACTTATGGATCATTTATGGGCGGCACTGAACGAGCCCTTAACGCTGAGTTCATTACCAAACAGAACTTTGTGCCCACTGCGCTTGAGCGCCGCATGGTTGAGCAAGGCAAAGCCTACGACCAAGACGCTGTGTTTATTTCAAAAGTGGTCAAAGACAGCGCAGCACCAAACGCTCGGCCAGGTGTGGAAATTTACTTTAAGGAAAAAATCACCCCTGAGAAAATGGCGGCTGTTACGGCAAAGCTGCGCGAATACGGTGTTGATGGGTTTACCTATGTGACCGACATGCGCTTCAGTGACCGCATCAATGTGCAAGCCCGAGCTGGTGGCGCTGAGACTGCTGGCCTTAATGGCTTGCGTTTTCAGTACATCCCAGAATTTGATGACGGATTTAATCAGGCCAATCGATCAGCAATAATGGCTGAAAAACAACGCTTGTTTGATAAAGTGGTTGAGGATATGATTGGCGAGGGAAATGTGTCTGATGCCCGTACCGTTTTCTATGACACAAAAGTCTATTTTAGGAGTGATTACGATGCTTACCTTGGAAGAACTACTCAAGGAGCGAGTGCAACGCCTGGGTCAAGATCATCCAGCGGTGCAGATGTTGCGCAACCAGATAACAGCGGAGAAGTCGGGAAAGACTTTTCAAGAGCTGTATCTGACCGGCTCCGTAAAAAAGCAGCCAGCAGCAAACCCGCAGCAGTAAACAGGGGCGGCACCGCTCCGCAATCTGGAGCTAAGTGATGGCCATTGAACAGAAGTCCCTTGATCAACGGCTTGGCCAGATCCTGCCCGGTGCCGCGCCCAGCACGCCTGCCGAAGACATCCCGCTGGAGCCCATGCCTGCGGCTGGCCCAGCCGACACAACTGAGATGCCCGAGGTCGCTGAGATCGGCACCCCTTCCATGGAGGAGGGTGTCCAGGTCGCAGGCCCAATAGATGCCGCCCTGCGCAAGCTGATCACCCGGCAGGCCACCAAGGCCGAGCGCAACCTGGTGCCAGACGCTGCCCGAGCTCTGCCGGGCGAGCTGCCCGATGCTGCCAAGGCTGGCCGCTTTAAGCTGATCCCCGAGGCTGACCAAATCCTGACTGATGAGGTTGGCCGTGCGGTCAGTCGCAGGCAGACCTTTGGCATCACCGAGGGTAAACCCGGTGGTACACCTGACGAGCCGTTTAACCTGTCCCGCTACCAGACCGAGGATGCCGCTGCCATTGTGGGCGGCGTGGCTGATGCGCTGAACATTCGCACCAAGGCGGTCACCTTTCAAGAGATCAAGGACAAGGCCGCTGAGTCGGGCATTGGCGAGGCTTTCCTGTCCCGCCTGATTGGCACCGATGGCAAGATGATGGCCAACGCTGTCGAGACCTACAAAGCGCTGGAGGTGCTGGAGTCCAGCGCCAACGAGCTGGATCGCCTGTTTAAGATGGTCAACAGTGGAACAGCCACCGATGTGGACAAGCTGGTGCTGCGCCAGCAGATCGCCTTCCACGGCCTGATCCAGCGCGGTGTCAAGGGCATCCAGACCGAGACCGCCAGGTCGCTGGCTGTGTTTCGCATTCCCCGTGATGGCAACGCTGCCATTGTGCGGCAAGTGATCGACGAATACGGTGGTGACAAAAGCCTGTCTGATCTGGCCAAGTCCTACCTGACATTGGAGTCTCGAGCTGAACAGAACAAGCTGGTTGAGAAGTCAATGATGTCGAGCGTGAAAGATGTGTGGTTTAGCACCTTCATCAACGGGCTGCTGTCGTCACCAAAAACACATGTTCTTAATATTGCATCAAACAGCAGTTTTGGTTTGTATCAAATACCAGAGCGTGCGGTTGCCTCTCTGTATTCAAAATATTTACCAGCAAGTGTGCGCGAGGGACGCATGCCCAATGTCATCACAAAATGGGGTGATCTTTTACCTGGTAGCGCTGACGAAAAAATTGCACTTGACGAAGCGTTGACCATGATCCAGTCGCTTCGCAATGGATTCTTTGAAGGATTGCAGTTGGCAAGCACTGCGTTTAGAAAGAATCAGCCCAGCGATCTGATGAGCAAGATTGAGGCACAGCGCGGCAATACTGTCCCAGCGATCAGTTCCGCAGGTTTTGGCATTGAGCAGGACAAGTGGTTTGGCAAGGCCATCGACTACTATGGCGCGGCTGTCACCCTGCCGGGTCGGATGCTGTTAACTGAGGATGAGTTTTTTAAGGGCGTGCTCTATCGCATGGAGTTCAACACCTTGGTTACCCGGCGCAGCAAAAAGGTCTACCGCGATTCGCTGGACGCTGGCATGCCAGAAGCAGATGCCTTGGCCAAGGCCGAGGCAGAGACCATCAGCCTATTTGAAAACCCGCCAAGAGATCTTGACGAAGCTGCATCCCTGTTTGCACAGAAGGGCACTTTTACTGCCGAGCTGCCGCCAGTGCTTAGATCATTGCAGAAAGCGTTTAGTAATCCTGTGCTGAAAATAATGCAGCCGTTTTTCAAAACACCCGCCAACATTGGTTTACAGGTTGTTGAGCGCAGTCCCTTTGCGCCGCTGTCAAGCCAGTGGCGTGAAGAGATCGCCAAGGGTGGCGTGTACCGCGACATGGCCTTAGCCAAGGTAACGCTGGGCAGCACCATCATGGCCACCTTTGCGCTGCTGGCTGCCGAGGGAAAAATTACCGGCAGCGGCCCGGCCAAAAAAGAAGATCGAGACGCGCTTGAGCGTACCGGATGGAAACCGTATTCATTCAAGCCAGGCGACACCTACTACAGCTATAGCGGTATGGAGCCCATCTCTGCAATGATTGGTATTGCCTCAGATTACAACGAGTACGCCCAGCGCGAAACGGACGACAGCAAGATTGAAGAAGTGTTTCTTGGTTCTGTCTTTGGCATGTATGAATACCTAGCAGAGCAGCCTTACTTGCAAGGCATTGCTGACATGGCTGCATTGCTTGGGTTTGGAAAAAAAGGTCAAGAGCTTGATATTAAGAAAACAATTGACAATGCATTTAAGCAATTGGGCGGCTTTGTAATTGGCGGTTCACCGGCTGGTGTTTACAGCTCTTTGTTTGCTGCTACTGAGCGGATGGTCGATCCAACAAATCGTGACCCTCGCGCCAACCCAGAGTTGCCCATGGGTGTTCGCGGCTTTATGGAATCTTTTAATAGGTACAAATCACGCCTGCCTTATTTCAATGCAGACTTGCCAGAAGAATTAAATCTCTGGGGTGATCCAATGAAGTCGGGCACGGGTGCAGTTTATGAAATGTTTTTGCCAACCAAGGTTTCACCAGAGCAGTTTTCTGAAGTCGATGATTTACTTGTACGCATAATTTCACCAATAGGAAAACCAGATCGCAAGATCGATGGTGTTGAATTAAACGCAGTGCAATACAACCGATTGATCACGATCTACGGAAAAGAGCTGCCATCCAAAGATCAAATTCTTGCCACCATGCAGACACCTGGCTTTGACAGACTGTTGCGTAAAGACCAACAAAAGTATGTGCAAGGCGTGCATAGCAAATACATGGACATGGCAAGAAAACAACTACTTACAGAATATCCAGAGATACAAGTAAAAATTGACGAGCGTGAAGAGTTAAAAAATGATCGCGTGAACTTTTACAAACCCGATTAAACCCGTACAATTTCCATAAGCAAGGATTGAATCATGGCCATCCCAATCAGCAATGTCACCCGCCGAACAGTCTACGCACCCAGCGGCGCTGGTGGCGCTGGCCCCTATGCGTTTACTTTTGAGATCCTGGCCAACACTGACATTGCCGTTTTCAAAGATGACACGCTGCTGACGCTGACCACCCACTACACGGTGAGCATTGCAGCCAACGGCACGGGCTCGGTGACCATCACGGCAGCAGGCTTGGCGCTGGCTCCTGTGTCTCCAACCCAGTACGCAATTGTCGGCAACCGCGCTATCAGCCGGTCTACTGACTTCACAACCGGTGGTGACTTCTTTGCCAACACGCTCAATGATGAGCTCGATCAGCAGACCATCTTTGCCCAGCAGAATGCCGAGGGTGTTACCCGTGCATTGCAGGCACCACAGACCGACCCGACCACGGTGGACATGACCCTGCCCCGAGCATCTGTCCGGGCCAACAAGACGCTGGCCTTTGATGCCAACGGCGACCCCACCACGGGCGAGGTGATCGGTGACAACCGTGGCAACTGGGCGGCTGGTGTTGCGTACAACAAGCGCGACATTGTCAAGGACACAAGCAACGGCAATGTCTACTATGCGAACACCAGCCACACATCCTCTGGCTCACAGCCAATCAGCACCAACGCTGACAGCGCCAAGTGGGATCTGATTGTTGACAACGCATCAGCAACAACCTCGGCCACCAACGCTGCTGCATCAGCCTCTGCTGCGTCTACCAGCGCAAGCAATGCATCGACATCAGCCACCAACGCAGCCAGCTCTGCCAGCACGGCCAGCACCCAAGCCAGCAATGCGAGCACCTCGGCTACCAATGCGGCATCCAGCGCAAGCGCAGCATCCAGCTCGGCCAGCACCGCAAGCACCGCTGCGACCAACGCTGGCACCTCGGCCACCGCAGCCTCAACCAGCGCAACGAGTGCCAGCAGCAGCGCCACATCAGCGAGCGGGTCTGCCAGCACTGCAACGACACAGGCCAGCAACGCCAGCACATCAGCGACCGCTGCTGCGGCATCAGCGAGCACGGCCACTACGCAGGCCACCAACGCAGCAACCTCTGCCTCGGGTGCCAGCACCTCGGCATCAAATGCAAGCACCTCGGCCAGCAACGCATCAGCCAGTGAAACGGCTGCTGCCGCATCTGCTGCATCTGCTGCTGCCAGCTTTGATGCGTTTGATGACATCTACCTGGGTGCCAAGGCAAGCGATCCCACTGTTGACAATGACGGCAACGCGCTGACCACTGGCGACCAGTACTTCAACACCACAGCCAATGAGCTGCGCGTGTACAACGGCAGCACTTGGCAGGCAGCATCCACTGTTGGCGGCACTGTGACCAACCTCACGGTCACCAACGGCGCAACCATCCAAGGCCTCACAGTAGGCCGTGGCGCGGGTGCTGTGTCTACGAATACGGCGGTGGGTGCGAGTGCTTTGGTGGCGAATACAACGGGTGACGAGAACGTGGGGGTTGGTCATACCGCTCTTACAGTTACTACTACCGGCTCTGGGAACACTGCCGTTGGCTCGCGCACAATGCGATTAAATACGACTGGCAACTTTAACTCCTCCCTTGGTTACGCCACACTTATTGCAAATACAACAGGTGCTAACAATGTTGCAGTAGGAGCATCGGCTCTTCAGTTCAACACCACAGCCTCAAACAACACCGCTGTGGGTTATCAGGCGGGGTATAGCAATACAACCGGAACATACAACCTGTTCATGGGTTATATAACGGGGCAATCAAACACCACTGGGTCGCAGAACACTTTTGTTGGTGGCCTTGGTGCTGGCAATGCCGTTACAACTGGCGGCAAACACACAATCATCGGCAACTACTCAGGCAACAACGGTGGCCTCGACATCCGCACTGCCAACAACTACATCGTCTTGAGCGATGGGGATGGGAATCCACGGGGGTATTTTGACAACAACGGAAGACTAACTCTTGCAGGTACCGTTGCAATTTCGGTTGCTCCTGGAACGTACACACTTGATACTTCTGCAACTGGAACTTCTATTGCCAATGGCGGCACAGTTAATTACTCAAACTCATCTGGTTTTTTAATTGTAAATAATTGGAGTCAAGGCTCTGTTGGTATATGGCTGATGGGTGGGGGTCAAACTGCGCTTGTTTCCAATGTTGGAGGCGTTGGGCTAGGAGCCATTGCATACAACGCTGGTATTAATGGCTACACATGGACAAACACTTACGGCGCAACTGGTATATTTGATTTTGTCTTTATCCGCACTCGTACTGGCGCGTAATTAAAAGGAAAATAAAATGATTGCAAATTACACCGCGGTATTGGTTGATACTAAAAAGTATGAAGTAACTGCGAACTTGAGTGAAGGCAACCCCGTAACATTCTTTTGCGTTGTGAGCGAAAACGAAACAGAACTTGATGCCCTTGTCGCTTTTCACTTGGAGTATCTGGCAAATCCAACGAAAGTGTATGAAGCGGCTCCTGCACCACCGGACTTGAATTCTGTAATCCAAGAGCAGCAAGCCATCATCATCCAACTCCAAGCTGATGTGGCAGCACTGAAAGCAGCAGCATGAACGACATCACCCCCGAACAAATTGCCCAGCACTACTCTGCCGCCCTCGACAGCGTAGCCCTCATCAACGCAGGGCAGCCTGAAGGCATGAGCAACGAGGACTGGGCCGACTGCCTCCAGCGTAACCGTAACCATCTAGTCATCATGCTGACAAAAGACTTCTGGACTACGGAAGATTTGACACCACTGCAAGGGGCGATAGTGTGAGCGACCACGATGTAACCCACCGAGAAATCTACGACAGGCTGGTGGCTGTTGAGACTAAGGTCGATGGGCTGACAGAAAGCACCAAGGATGTGACGGCGGCCTTTGTCGCTGCACAGGGTGCGTTCCAAGTGCTGGAGACCCTGAGCAAGCTGGCCAAGCCACTGCTGTGGATCGGCGGGCTGGTCACGGCTGCCGTGGCGTTCTGGGATCACTTCAAGGTGCGCTGATGGACGCGCTGCCACCACAGCCACCGGCAGCGCAAGCACCGGCCCCGGTCTTTGAGTGCGTCAGGTGGTCATGGTCGTCTGACAGGCTGCTGGTCTGGTGCCTTCAGTGGCGGGAGCGCAAGAAGTGATCGATCCCCTCACCGCCCTGGCAGGCATACAGGCCGCAGTCGCCTTAGTGAAGAAGGTTTCCAAGACCGTTGATGATGTGTCTTCGCTCGGGCCCGTACTTGGGAAGTATTTTGAGGCCAAAGCCGTAGCAAAACAAGCGGTGGTTCACGCTAAAAAATCAAAATCGTCAATGGCTGTGGCGACAGAAATCGAGCTTCAGCTGGATTCCGCCAAACAGTTTGAATCCGAAATGCTTTTGATTTTTATGGCTGTCGGGAAGATCGATGTGTTCAACAAGATCAAGTCCAGAGCAGCGGCAATGGATGTCGAGGCGGCGCATGAAGCCCGCAGAGAAAAAGAGGCTGCTGCCCGTCACAAGAAAGAGATGGACGAGGTCATCAACATTGTGCTGTTCATCCTGGTGATCGGCTCGGTGCTCGGTGCCACCGGCTGGTTTGTGTATGAGGCCATTGCGCAATGCAGCCCCAATTGCGGTTTTCAAAAGTAAGGACAAACATGGACACACTACTCAACCTCCTCAAAGGCGCAGCCCCAATGCTGGCCACGGTTGTTGCTGGCCCACTTGGCGGCAAAGCCGTTTCAATGCTGGCAGAAAAGTTCGGCGTTGAGGACACGGTGGCGGCGGTGGCCGAGGCCATTGCCGGTGACCCACAGGCCGCGCAAAAGCTGGCCGATGTTGAGCTTGAGTTTGCCAAGCTGGATGCCGCCGACCGCGACAGCGCCCGCACCCGTGAGTTTGAAATGGCCAAGGCTGGCGCCACACCGCTGGCCCAGCTGGTGGTGCCTATCCTTGCGCTCGGCACGGTGGCCACCACCTTCCTGTTCATTGCCGCCCTGCTGTTCCTTGAGATCAAGACCGAGCAGCAGCAGCTCATCATCTTTGCGCTGGGCTACGCCACGGCAGCTGCGCAGCAGGTGCTGTCCTACTACTTCGGCTCCAGTAAGTCCAGCCAGGACAAGACGGCGGCCATGTCCAAGGGTACAAAATGAAAGAGAACTTCGACTCCGCATTGGCTGCTGTCCTACACCATGAAGGGGGTTATGTGAACCATCCGAAAGACCCGGGCGGCATGACCAACCTGGGCGTGACCAAGCGGGTCTGGGAGGAATGGCTTGGCCACCAGGTAGACGAGCAGGCCATGCGCGGGTTGACCCCGGCAATCGTCGGGCCCATGTACAAGGCCAAGTACTGGGACAAGATCAAAGGCGACGAGCTGCCAGCTGGTGTGGACTATGTGGTCTTCGATGCTGCCATCAACAGCGGCCCAGGCCGGGCGTCCAAGTGGCTGCAAGAGGTGGTGGGCGTGACGGCTGACGGCGCCATCGGCCCCGGCACCATGAAGGCTGTGCTGGCCGAAGATCCCGCCGAGCTGGTGTCTGCGTACTCATTCAAGCGGATGAATTTTTTGCAAGGGTTACCGACCTGGCCAACCTTTGGCAAGGGCTGGGGCAGGCGGGTGACCGAGGTGGCAAGCGCTGCTGGCACCATGACCAGCAGCACCCAAGCCTGATTACTGAGCGGCCCCCAGCGCTCCGAGGCGCTTGCTGTACGCAGCTGTGTGCCTGATTCGCTTGAGCATCTCTACCTTGGCCAGCGTGGGCTCATTGGCTTCGCGCAGCTCCTTGAGCTTGGTCATGCGATCCCGGGGCAGCACCTTGCCAGCTCGCGCTGTCTTGTCTGCGACATCCTCGTAAGCGTCTTGCCATTCCTCAATGGTCGCATGCGTTGACAGCGGCTTGTCCTTGCCCGGCAGCAACACGGCAAACCCTTCGGTGGCCACTGTGGCTGGTGCCTCAACAACCTCGGGGATGTCAACCACCTCCATGGCCTCGGCCATAGCCTGAGCGACCAGCTCGTTGACAGCGTCCACCTCCTGATCCTTGGCAAACACTTCCTCGATTACCGCCGGGTTGCTGGTCTGCTCGATCATGGGGGTTGGCGCCACCATGTCCAGTGGGTTGGCTGGCCTGGCCATCTGGCGGGGCTTGGCTTCCTCCGGGTAGTCCTGTGCCTCCTCGGCGGTGATCATGCCCTTGAGCACATCAGGGAAGGCATCACGCAGCGCAAAGCCGCGAGCTCGCATCTGCATCATGCGCTTGGGGTAGGATGACCATGGCCCCTGCTTGCCCCACAGTCCAGCACGCTTGGCATCCTCAACCGAGAACCGAGCGGTCACCGGCTTGCGGCCCTTGCGCTTGGCCACGCAGACTGCCACCGGGTTGGGCGTACCTTCGCCCTCAAAGAACTCCTCGACATCCTCACAGACGGGGCTGGCCTGCACCAGGGCCATGGCTGCGTCACCGTAGACCGAGGGCTTGCCGTTGATGACAGCGATGTTCTGGAGCGCTTGCATGGGTGCCAGCCCCATCTCCATGCCCCATTGAACACAGACCAGGATGTCCTGGGGCTTGCCCTGGTAGGCCTTGGGCACCATGCTGGAGTTGGCCAGCATGTCTGAGAAGGTCATGGCCTCGGTGAGGGTGGTCGGAGCGAAGCCCCGATTAGTGGTGGTCAGTTGCATTTGTTTCTTTCAGATAGGTTTGCATGGTGATGAAAATCAACTCGGTCATGGATTCAACAAACTCCTCGGCCTCGTCCTCGGTGCAGTCGGTGGCATTCAGCATGGCCACAACAGCCTGCTCATAGGCATGCCGGATGGCAGGGTGATCGGGTAGGTTCATGTTTGCCATTCCTTGATCGACAGCGTGGACTGGCGAATGCTGTAGGCTGCCTTGGCGGGCACCAAACGCTCGGCAGCGGGCTTGTAGTTACGCATGGGCCAGCTGATCACATATTGCCCGGCACGGCCCCGCTCGGCTTGGCCCAGCTGCTCCTTGATCAGCTTCTCGGCATCCTCAATGCTGGCCTCTGCTGCCCGGATCGCGGCTTTGCTTTCCAGGATGCCCTTGGCCAGATCGCCTACGCTGGGAGGCAGCTGGAGTTCCTCACGGTCGGCGGCCATGGGGTAGATCCGGTCAAGCTCTTTGGAGCTGGCCGGCGGATACCAGTCGATGGCCCCGGTGGTCTGGTAGGTTTTGAGCTTGTGCGCAAAGGCGAGCACCTCCTTGATGATGGCCTTTTGGGTCTCATGGTGGGTGGCGAACAGGAACACGCGCAGCTCGATGCCCTGATAGAGCACGCAGACAGCGCCCCACTTGTTGCCGGTCACCAGCATCTGGCCTTGCAGTTGGATCGGGCCACGGGCCAGGTGCGGGGTGTCCTCCGGCATGGTCTTGGTCAGCTTGGCCTCGAGCACGCCGGGCCCGTCGAGCACGATGGAATCCTGGCCGACCACATAGATGCCCCGGTCAGGGTCTGGGAAGATCTCCTGCCCGGTGCCATAGGCAACGCCATCCAGGCTGCAAGACAGTGGCACCGACTCATGGGTGTACGCCTGGCCGATCTGGGTGTCATAGTCGGTGATGCTCAGGCGCATGGCGGCCTGCTGCAAGATCACCGGCTCAAGGGTATTGCCCCAGCCCATGGCCTCGTTGCCAATGTCCGGGCGCTCTTTGCCATCGATGGCGTTGATGCTGAATTGCAGCTCGTCATTGGGTGTGCTGTACCGCGAGAAGCCCATCAGACCCGGAAGTCGGGATGCGCTCATTGCTTTGTCATCAGTTAATTTGCCTGCCATTTTTCACTCCTTGATTTTGTAAACGCGCACCACTCTGGCATGCGCTTGTGGATGTACGGCCTCGGTGTACCCGATCCGTGTGAACCGCTTGTCGCGGAAGACCGCGCCCAAGACAGATGGATGGACACCGGGCGGCACCTCGATGATGGCCCGGATGTCATTGATGGATGCCTGGCCACGCTGTTGGCAGACCAGCACCGCCAGAGCCCGGCAACGCTCCAAGAACTGGTGGTCTTGCTGCTCAAAGATGTCCAGCTGGCGCTCGCGCATGGCCCGGCCGGCGGCGAGGTCAGCTGTTGCCATTGACCTGCTCCTTGTGCCGGGCACGCTTGACAGTGGCCTGGGCCTTTAGCTCGGCATCCCGCTCTGCCTTGGGCAGCCAGCCCAGCTTGCGCCAGCCGATCGTGATGTCGGTCTTGGCCGCCGGGGTGTACTCGCAGCCTTGCAGCAGCGACCGGGTGGGGTGTGTGATCTTGCTCATACAGGCATCCAGATCAGCAGGACAACGCAAGCCACGAACAGCGCGGCTACGGTGATTTTTTCGAACAGGGTTTCATGCATTGTTGTACTCCAGGTTGAGGCGTTTCAGAAGGTTGGAGGCCTGAGTTGGCCCCCAGGTCACATTGCCACGGGGTGTGGCCACGCCGCGAGCCTCGAGCGCTGCGGCAATGTCTCTTAGGGTGCTGGCACCAGACCGGGCGATGATGTCGCGCACGATTGGGCCAACACGGTCAGCGTACTTGTCGGCCTTGACCATGATGGCCTTGACACCGATGACCGAGCCGATCAGTGGTGTTGGGCAGCCCAGGGTGCGGCCTTGGGCTTTGACCTGGGCCAGCGCGGCCTTGGTGCGGTCGGAGATCTTGCGGGCCTCCCACTCAGCGAACACGGCCATCATCTGCAAGAAGGTGCGGTCAGCCTCGGGCATGTCAGCGCAGACAAAGGGCACGCCGGACTCCAGCAGGCCGGAGATGAAATGGACATTGCGGGCCAAGCGGTCGAGCTTGGCGATCACCAGCATGGCCTTGGCCTTCTTGGCGGTGGCCAGGGCGGCGGCCAGCTGCTCACGGTCATTCTTGCGGCCGGACTCGATCTCAGTGAACTCAGCGACCAGCTCGGCAGCGCCGATGTGCTTGGCCACGGCGGCACGCTGGGCATCCAGGCCAAGGCCAGACTGGCCCTGGCGGTCAGTGGAGACCCGGTAGTAGGCAACGAATTTGGTGGTCATCTTAAGCACCTTTACCAGCAAAAGCTAAACGCTCAAGGTAAGCATCCTTGCCAGCCAAAAAGGTTCTCTGTGCCCATGCATAAGCCAGACCAAATTGATTGAACTCTCCGACAATGCGGCCATCAATCCAAACCATGTAGTGGTTTTTGCCGAAGTGCTCGACCTTGACGGCAAAGCCGGTGGCCTTGCTATGCAGTAGGGTAGTTTTGTTTGCCATGTTGAACTCCTGTTGGCTTTATCTGCCTGTTGAACATGGTGTCAGTGTATCACGGTTTGTATATCGCTTGACCAGCCCCTAAACCGGCAGATTCGTAGGTGCTTACCCTTAAATCGCAAATAATTTGCAGCCTGGTCATCCCGCCCAATATAGGGGTGATATACACTTGTCGCATGACTACACCCAAACTCAAGCCCTTCTTGATGCGCTTGCACCCGGCTACCAGGCAACTGCTGGACACTGCCGCTGCCGACCAGCACCGCAGCGTGTCATCCCTGATTGACCAGTGCGTGCGCGACCAGCTCATGCCCAAGTACGGCGAGCTCCAGCCCCGGCTCCAGCGCTTCCTGTCGGGAGTGCGCCAGCCATGACCTACCAAGACGCCAACAGACTGCTCGACCAGGTCAAGGATGGCCGCCAATACCCGGAGCCGGTGGTGGCTGAGGCTTTGGCCATGACAGGCGATCAGGATCACCGCACCGAGCTGCCCTGCCCGGAGATCGATGACTTTGTGCAAGCTCTCAAGCAGTCGGGGGCGTTATGAGTGAAACAATCCTGGCCCTTGACCTGGGCACCACTACCGGCTGGGCATGCCGGCAGATGAATGGCCCTGTGGTGCATGGTTGGTCGAGCTTCAAGCCGGGCCGTTACGAGGGTGGCGGCATGCGCTACCTGCGCTTCAAGCAGTGGCTGACAGAGCTCAAGGGCACGCTGGGTGGCGAGATCCACACGGTCTACTTCGAGGAGGTGCGCAGGCATGCAAGCACAGACTCTGCGCATGTGTATGGCGGCTTGATGGCCACGCTGACAGCCTGGTGCGAGCACCACAAGATTCCTTACCAGGGAGTTCCGGTGGGCACAATCAAGAAGCACGCCACCGGCAAGGGCAACGCAGGCAAGGAAGACATGATCAAGGCCATGCAGGCGCTTGGCCACCCAGTAACGAATGACAACGAGGCAGACGCACTGGCGCTGCTGCATTGGAGCTTGGAGCAACACGCATGAAGAAGCAAGAGACCAACGAGTCAAGCCAGAGGGCGCACGCGCTGCGCCACTGCGACAAGTGCAAGACAGAGCGCCCGCCAGAGGGTGGCATTGAGATGCGGCCGGGCCGGTGGCTGTGCGCCAGCTGCTGGCTCAAGCGCTACAGGTACTGATCATGGGCACAGCGAACGGAAGGGGCTCGAGCTTCTACGGCCAGTTGATGACCGCAAGCCTGCCCAGCGAGGTCAAGAAGATCTGGTACAGCCGGGATGAAGAGCTGCCCGAGCTGCCGCGCCAGGGTTGGTCTTGGCAGCACGAAGACAACCTAGATCAGCTCGAGTGCCGGGAGTTGTTGGCCAAGATCCTGACAGACGCGCCATTGTCAGACCGGCAAGAGCTGGTGATCAGGCTTATGGTTGTTGAGGAGCTGACCCTTGTTGAGGTTGGCCAGCAGTTGTCTGTCAGCGGCCAGAGGGTGCGGCAGATCTACGCACAGGCCATGCGCAGGCTGCGCAAGCACCAGCAAGCCATCACAGGCATCCCGGTTTACGAGCTGGACTGCGAGGTGATGACTTGGAATCATTGGAGATGGAGCAGGCAATGCATGTGAGTTACATCAAGGTTTACCGGGACAGCAACGGCCTGGTGCATGACGAGCAGTCAGCCAATGGAGAGTTCCGCAACCTGCACCACCAGGTATCTCTGCTCAAGAACGCGCTGGAGATCGAGATGCAGGCGGTCGCCGACCTGCGTGAGCTGTTGGACTCGGCCAGGCGCATGGCGCTCGAGCTCAACGAGCAACTGACCAAGGGCAATGACTGAGATGAAATGCCCCGTATGCAAGGCCTGGACAGAGGTCATGGAAACCCGCCAGCGTTTGGACAACTCGGTCTACCGCCGCATGGAGTGCGCCAACGGCCATCGGTTCGTCACCGAGGAGCGGGTCACCAGGGTGATCAAGGCCAAGGTGGCCAAGCCCCAATGAAGATTGTCAAGAGGGAGTTCAAGGTATGGTATCCAAGGTTCAAAGGCCCAATCGAGCCGGACATGACTGTCCTGCTGATGGCCTGCGCACGCGAGCTGCTGACCACCTGGGAGGTGCTCAAGGACAAGGAGCTGATCACCCGGCACCTGGCCAGCATGGACAAGCGCTACGGGCCCGGCTCGGAGCAGAGGGTGCGCGACTACATGCACCAAGTGGCCAAGGATGAGCGCTGTGCTTGACAACATCGTCCCGTTTGCCATCCCCAAGCAGCCTCGCATCAAGCAGCAGGAGCCGCTGCCTGACCAGCGCAAGGTGGTGATCATCCCGTTCAAGGCGATCTTTGACAAGGAGCTGACCCATGGCGCGTTGACAGCGCTCGCAGCTTTGTGCGCGTACTGCAACCGGGCAGGCATCACCTGGGTGAGCCAAGCCAGGCTGTCAGCAGAGCTCGGGATCAGCCAGCAGGCTCTGTCCAAGCAGTTCAAGCAGCTGCGTGAAAGGGGCTACTTGATGACGATCAGGAAGGGTTACATGCGGGAGAGAACAGACACGCTGCGTGTGATTTACGACCCGGCTGTGGACACAGAGACAGCCATTGCGATCACCAGCAGGTTTGAGGACACAAGGCCACCAGTAATGAAAATGGATCAACAGGAGGAGGAAGACAGGCAAGACCCAGAGGGCCAGAGAAGGCTCGCAGAGATGATCAAGAACGCATTCATAGACCAACCGAAAAGGAGCGAACCGATGACAAAAGAGACAGACACAAGGGCAGTCAAAGAGGTCAAGGAGGCCATGCGAAAGGCACAGACAAGGAAGTCAAGAGCTGTTGATAAGGCTGTTGATAAGTCTATACATGCAGAACCTCTTATACAACCGGTGGGTTGTGAGCCTCACAACTCTGGGGTTGTGCTGAACCCGTCTTTAACTAATAAGAAGAGTATTAATATAAGTTCTTTATACAAGTTTAATACAGTTCTGAACAACCTTGAATTCAAACAACTTGTTGACGAGGGTATAACGCACGAGCAGATCGCGCAAAGCCTTGAGACCTTGCTGCCGCTGTACCAGGCTGAGGGCATCGAGCCGGCCAGCACTGCCCTGATGGCAGGGATCAGGCAGCTACAGGCAGATGCCCGATGACAACATGCCCCGCCAAGCCACAGGAACCAGCCTTGCAGCCACGATCTGGGTGCGGCTGGTACATGGGTAGCCGACCAGCAGCTCAAGCGCTTGTAGGCCTTGTAATCCATGGCGATCAACCACCAAACGAACGTATGGATTTTGTACAGGCCTGGCAGAATGGGGTGTCTAGCGCCCAGCAGCCAGCGGCCTACCTATACGCGCCAGCATGCGCTCAGGCGACACCCGTTCGACAGCGTGCGCGGTACGCGACCCTTGCCCCCCACCCCCTACGGTAGCGTAGTGGGGGTCTCCCTGAAATTTTCCCCAGTTTTTCAACGTAACGGGCAACAAGCCCAAGGAGTACTTTAGATGGCATACGAAATGAGACCCGGTCAAGGCAGCTTGTTCAAGAACGAGCAGAAGACAGGCGACAAGCACCCGAACTTGAAAGGCAAGATCATGCTGCCCAACGGCGAGGTGCGGTGGGTGAGCGCCTGGACGAAGACCACCACGGCGGGTGAGAAGTGGATCAGCCTGTCTGTTGGCGACCTGTGCCAGCAGCAGCAGCCGGGTGGTGGTGGGCAGGCGGCTTATGTGGCCCCGGCTGTTCGGGCGGTTGAGCTTGATGACGATATCCCGTTCTGATGGCCACCAAGGCTAAGTCGAGTGTGATCCCTCCCCTGGCTAACTGGGGAGGGGTTCGGTCTGTGCAGCGCAGGCTGGATCGGAGTACGACACTGGTGGCCAACAAGGAGGCTGTGGCGTTTGCGCTGCTTTCTATGGCCAACACCAAACTCACTGACATCATGTCGTGGGATGAGCACGGCAATGTGAAGGTCAAGGCCAGCCACCTGATCCCGGAGCATGCGCTGCATGCGATCAAGTCAATCAAGGTGAGGACGGAGAAGGACGGGGCCAGCACTTTGGATATTGAGCTGTACGACAAGGTGGGGGTGCTCAGGCTGCTGGCCAAGGCCAGTGGGTTGCTGGACAGCCCTGATGACAACGACAAGCCATCTGTGATTGACATCAATGTGGTGGCGCCAAGGGAGCAGACATGAGCACCAGGAGACATTGCGACACGGGGCGGGTGGACTGCCCGCACCTGCCCGAGTGTGTGTGGGAGTGCCACTATGACACCGCTGTGATGGAAAGGCGCAGGGTCAAGCCCTACCCGGCAGTGCCAGAAGACATCGAGCCTGTGCCGGAAAAGTGGCACACGGTTGGCACGGTGATGCTGACCGGCATCATGGCGGTGCTGGCTGTGATCTGCTTGGCGCTGTTCTTCACTGGCGTTTGGATTTGGAGCTTGCTGATATGACACAAGAAAACCCAATAAAACAAAGCATTGCGTGGCTTGTTGAATGCGGCTGGAGCAAAGAGCAGGCAACCAACTTGGCTGGTGCAATCAAGGCCGATACCCCCGAGCAATTGTGGGAGGTTGCGCCCTTGTGGCTAGAACACTGCGGGGACAGCATGAGGTATGTCAACAACATGCTGGGCAGTGTGGCGATGGGCTTGATTGAGGTCACTCAAGGTGAGGATGGCGAGTGGCTGTTCAAGCTAAATGACAAGGGCATGGGTGTTGGAAAACAATTAAACGAGGAAAAATCATGACTGAGCACCAAGCAATGGCGGCAACGCCACACGCAGAACTACTTGCCCAGTTGATGAACCCAAACAACTTAAAGAACGAGCGTGAACACGCCGCTGTGCGGGAGATTGAACGACTGCGTGAAGCCTTGGCGCAGCCAGAGCAGAGGCCTGTGGCTTGGATGTACACAAGCAAATGGAAGGGTAACGAGCGATTCATTACACACTTTCAAACTGACTTGTCCACATATAAGGCAGATGAGGTGTGGCCCCTTTTCACATCACCACCCCAGCGCCAGTTGGAATCAACGACAGACATGATGATGGAGTTGGCTGACCGCTTGGGCGAGTTGCCTGATGACATAGACCCCCGCGCTTGGGAGCATTTGTTGGTGTATGCATCAAAGCGCCAGCCGATGACGGATGAAGATTTGGATTTGATGTGTGAGAAAGCGTTATTTTGTCGGATCAGTTTTCAGCAGTTTGCTCGCAGCATTGAAGCCGCCCACGACATAGGAGATAAGACATGACAACACGCATAGTGACAGACGCTAACGGACGCAAGCACATTACAAACGAGCCGTTACTTCATCCACCAAGCAAGAAATGGGTAGGGTTGACAGGGTGGGAGCGCGAGGCTATTGCGCTTGAGTGCGGGGCCATGTCTGCTGACTGGCTGGTGTTCGTGGAGGCTGTGGAACGGGCTTTGAAGGAGAAGAACACATGAAAACAATCATTGAGATGGCGCGTGAGGCTGGAGCCGCTGTAGGAAACCCCGTGGTGGGTGGTCCAGAAATTATTTTTCCTCAGTGCTTGGATGTTCAACGCTTTGCCGAACTTGTCCGTGCTGATGAGCGCCGCCGCATCACCAACCTGATGCTGTACATGCACAACAAAGCCTCGCCATACCACAACTACTACAAGCACGCCGCTGTAGAAATCAACCGCAAAGCCGGAGAAGGAGAGAAGATATGAACAACATGACTGTTATCGCGCTGCCAGCCAGCGTCAACTACACAGCCGAGCAAGCGCTGAACTCAGCCCTAATGAAGGAGCTTACCGATGTGCTGGTGCTGGGCTACGACTCAGCGGGCGTGCTCATTGTCAGGTCGTCAAAGATGACCCGCGCCGAGGGCTTGTTCATGACCAAGAAAGCCGAGCAGTGGGTTATGGAAGGAGGCTTGGAATGAACAAGAAACTGCACCTGATAACTGAGTTCTGGCCCCGCAAGTGGCCGTGCTTTGCCGTGGGGTTCATAGCCAGTGGCAATGAGTTTGTGTTGCACCTTTGGCTAGTGTGTTTCCGTGTTCGGTGGGGGTATTGATATGACTAAAGACGAAGCACTGAAGCTGGCGCTTGAGGCGCTGGAGTCAATCGAATGGCACGGGGCCGGGTCTTGCTGGGTGCTGGACGACGAGAAAGTGGAGAGCGCCGAAGCCGCCCTGCGCGAAGCTGTGGCACAGCCAGACGAGCGCAACTTCTGCCCCCGCTGCGGCAAGCGCACTGCTGATCTGATTACGATTCATACTTGCACGCCACCGACTGGGGTATGACAATGAAGATTGCAGCCAGAGCGGAGGGTTTTTACGGATTACTTCTTGCGCTGGTAAGTTCGTCCAAAGTCGGCGGCAATGACTTGACTGCTGGAGAGACAGCACCAAACATCAATAAAGGCAAGAATGTCTAGGACAAAAGAAACATCAGTGAAATCAGTCCCTGTCGGCGGGCTTAACCTGGACTTCAGCGAGTCCCCGGTGATCTACGACTTTATCCAGTCCAAGAACTTTGTCCAAGGCATCATGGGCCCAGTGGGCTCCGGCAAGAGCTATGGCTGCGCGGCCAAGATCTTCATCAAGGCCGTGCAACAAAAGCCCTCGGCCATTGACAACATCCGGTATTCGCGCTGGGCCATTGTGCGAAACAGCTACCCCATGTTGAAGACCACCACCATTAAGACTTGGTTGGATCTGTTTCCAGAGGCCACCTTCGGCCAGATGCTGTGGACACCGCCCATTACCCACCACATCCGGCTGCCGGCCCGGGGTGATGCGGCCGGCATTGACTGCGAGGTCATCTTCCTGGCCCTTGACCAGCCCAAGGATGTGCGCAAACTGCTGTCCCTTGAGCTCACCGGTGCCTGGGTGAACGAGGCCCGGGAGCTGCCCAAGGCGGTGATCGACGGTCTGACCCACCGGGTTGGCCGATACCCGACCAAGCGGGACGGCGGGGCCACATGGCACGGGATCTGGATGGATACCAACCCGATGGACGATGACCACTGGTGGCACCGCATGGCAGAAAAGGAGAAGATGACCGGCCAGTATGCGTGGAAGTTCTTCAAGCAGCCCGGCGGCGTGGTGCCCGTGGATGTTGAAGATTTGCCCGACATGCCGGAGGCCAACGATCACATCTTTGCGTCCGGCAAGTGGTGGAAGGTCAACCCCAAAGCTGAGAACATCAACAACTTGCCGGCCGGCTACTACCAGCAGATGCTGCTCGGCAAGAACCTGGACTGGATTCGCTGCTACGCCGGGGGCGAGTACACCTATGTGCAGGAAGGCAGGCCTGTCTGGCCCGAGTATGAGGACTCGACCATGTCCGGCGACACTGAAATTGACCCCAATGTGCCCATCCAGGTGGGGCTTGACTTCGGTTTGACCCCGGCGGCCACCATTGGACAGCGGTTGCCCAATGGCCGGTGGCTGATTCACCAGGAAATCGTCACCTTTGACATGGGCCTGGAGCGCTTTGGCACCCAATTGCTGGCCGAGCTCAATCAGCGCTACCCGAACCACCAGGTTATGGTCTGGGGCGACCCTGCCGGCATGGCCCGAGACACCATATATGAGGTCACCGCCTTTGATTACCTCAAAACACTGGGGCTACGGGCCCAGCCCACGGCCAGCAATGACTTCAAGGTGCGCCGCGAGGCCTCGGCAGCGCCCATGCAGCGACTGATCACCGGCAAGCCTGGGCTCATCATCAACCGCGACTGCAAACTGCTGCGCAAAGCGCTGGCCGGTGGCTATCACTTCAAGCGGATCGCTGTCGGGGCTGGCCAAGAGCGCTTTCGGGACGCACCAAACAAGAACGAGCACTCGCACATTGGCGACTCATTCGGCTATTTGATGCTGGGCGGCGGCGAGTACAACCGGATGACCCGCACCCACCAGCTCGGCGGCAGACCCATGGGCCAAGCCAGCGCTGGGACTGACTTTGATGTGTTTGCCTGAGTAAATATCGGGTAGATATACAGCTCTTGCGGGTTGTACAAATCCCAATAGAATCGTTTGCATATGGTTGAAATTGATCTTGGTGTCATCCACCATTTTTCGGCGGGAGTGTACGCAAAGCAGATGCTGTTGCCAGCAAAACACTTTGCGGTAAGCCACTCGCACGCCTATGACCACTTGAGCATTTTGGCAAAGGGCAGCGTGACGGTTGAGGTGCAAGGAGTCGAGAAGGATTACATGGCCCCGGCCTGTATCACCATCCTGGCTGGCCAGCATCACACCATCACAGCACACGAAGACAGTGTTTGGTTTTGTATTCACGCAACTGACGAAACAGATCCAGCCAATGTGGACGAAGTTTTAATAAGGGGATAAACATGCCTTTTTATATTGCAGCGGCCATCATTGGCAGCACCGCATACACCGCCAACCAAGCTCGCAAGTCACGCCAGCAGGCTGAGAACGATCAGCGCACCATGCTGGCGCAGCAGCAATCTGACCAGGCTGCCATGCGGCTTGAGCTGGGCAAGCAAACCGCCGAGTACGCCAAGCAGGGTGCCTCACTTGAGCAGCAGGCCCAGACCGCTCGGCAGCAGTTTGAGCAGTCTCAATTGCAATACAAGGCCAACAAGCTGGAAATGGAGCAGAAGTCGAAGGAAGTGCAAGCAGCCGCTGATGAAGAGCGCCGCAAAGCTGCTGCCGCCGAGGCCTCTGCCCTCAGAGCTCGCACCCGTGGTGGTCGCCGGTCGCTGCTGTCGGGTGAGCGCATGGATGCCGAGCTCGGCGTTATGGCTGACCTCAACAGTCCTGGCATGAGGTTGCAGTAATGGCTACGCTACCCCAGTTCAAGCAGCGCCAGATCGCCCGGCGCAGCACATCCGACATTGAGCGGCTGGCCCAGCAGTACCAAAGCAATGTTAATGCGATTGCCGGTGAATATCAGACCGCATTTACCGGCTACCAAGCCGCCGCTGCTGCAAAGATGAAGCCGTTTGAAGAGGCCTCTTTAAAGTACGGGCAAGACTTGGCCGACTACACCGCCAATGTGGCGGCACCATACAAGTCGGCGCTTGAGGAGTACCAAAAGAACAGCGAAAAATACCTGACTGAAATGGGTGAAATTTCTTCTGGGGCAAGAGACAAGGAAGCAAAACTTCAGCAGTACACCTACAAGAAAGGTGGCCAAACAATTCAAGGCTACAGATTCACCGACCCATTTACTGGGTCTGCTATTGAATACAGCCAAGACTTGTTAAAAAATCCTAAGAAATACGGCTTTTCATCTGTTCTGACTCCAGTGGAAAGCGGCAAGCGTGGGACAAACATATACACATTCAGGCCGCTGCCGACATCCGCAGAACCGGTTACCCCGGACAAGCCTGCTGATTTTGCTGGTGTGCAGCCAGAAGCGCCAGACATTGGCGAATTTGACGAAGGCGAGTTTGGCACCAAGCGTGCCGCAGCCGAAACCACATTTAAACGAGAAGTAGGTGAGCGCCGTGCCGCCAAGCTGGGGGCCGTATCTCGCAAGATGACCCGACCAATGTTAAGAGGAGCTGAATGATGCCTGGACACTATGACGATAAATCAAGCAAGATGAAAAACAAGGTCGCCAAGACCATGCGTGAGTACAAGGCTGGCAAGCTCAAGAGCTCCAGCGGCGACAAGGTCACCAACCCCAAGCAGGCAGTGGCCATTGCCATGTCGAAAGCTGAAAAGAAATGAAAGAAGTCTGGGACAAGCCCCGGCCAAAGGATCTTGGCAAGCCAAAAGAGATGTCTTCCGCTGAGAAGCGAATGGCCATGCGCCGCGCTGCCAAGGCAGGCCGACCCTACCCCAACCTGATCGACAACATGGCCGCATCGAAAGACAAAAAATGAAAGTCGAAATTGAAATTGAAAGCGAGATGGAGGACAAGGTGGAGCTGTCCAAGCTGCCGCCTGCCCTGCGCAAGAAAATTGAAAAATACATGTCGGCCAAGAAGCCAGAAAAGCCAATGAAGGGCATCAAGCAAATGATGCAGGAGGCCAAGCTGGAAGAGGACGAGGACGATTAATGGCTGGGCTGCGCGACCCAAAGGGTGGTCTTACCGAAGAGGGCAGACGCAAGTTTGAAGCCTCTGGCGAGAGCAAGAACTTGCAGCCTGGGGTCAAGGAAAAGAACCCCACCGGCCAGGCGCTGCGCCGCAAGGGATCTTTCTTGACACGGTTTTACACCAACCCGAGTGGGCCCATGGTGGGCGAGAACGGCAAGCCGACCCGGCTGGCGCTGGCGGCAAATGCATGGGGCGAGCCCGTGCCCCGCACCGCAGCATCCGCAGCGAGGCTGGCCGCGAAGGGTCGCAACTTGCTTGAGAAGTACGAATTGCAAAAGGATTGATATGGACTACGACAAGAGCGCTCCGGGCGGCATGCGCCTGACACCTGACCAGATTCTGAAGCGACAGGCTACGGCCCAAGCCAAGAAGGATGAGTTCCAGCAGCTCTATCAGGACGCATACGAGTTTGCCCTGCCCCAGCGCCAGCTCTATGGCGTGTGGGAGGGCGGCGCTACCGGCTCCAAGAAGATGCAGCGCGTGTTCGACTCGACTGCTATCAACTCTACCCAGCGCTTTGCCAACCGCTTGCAGTCTGTGGTGTTCCCGCCCCAGCGCAAATGGGCCAAGCTGGAGGCTGGCTCAGACATCCCGCCAGAGCGCAGGCAGCAGGCCCAGGCCGTGCTTGAGGTCTATCAGGAAAAGATGTTCACCATGCTGAACCAATCCAACTTTGACATCGCCATGGGTGAGTTCTTGCTGGATCTGGCCGTGGGCACCGCCTGCATGATGGTGCAGCCTGGTGATGATGTGTCCCCGCTCAACTTCATTCCCGTGCCGCTGTTTTTGGTGAGCTACGAGGAGGGTGCCAATGGCCAGGTGGACAATGTCTACCGCCGCATGCGCATGAAGGGTGAGTCTATTCAGCGCCAGTGGCCAGATGCCAAGATCCAAGATGACTTGGCCCGGCGTATTGAGCAAAAGCCAACCGATGACATCGAGTTGCTTGAGGCCACCATCTATGACTACAAGCGTGGCGACTATTGCTACCATGTGATCGACAAGGCCTCAAAGCAGGAGCTGGTCTACCGCCGCCGCAAGATGAGCCCGTGGGTGATCAGCCGGTACATGAAGGTGGCCGGTGAGATCTATGGCCGTGGGCCGCTGATGACTGCCCTGCCAGACATCAAGACGCTGAACAAGGTCAAGGAGCTGCTGCTCAAGAACGCATCATTGGCCGTGGCCGGTGTATATACAGCAGCGGATGACGGAGTGCTCAACCCCAATACGGTCAAGATCGTGCCGGGTGCCATCATTCCGGTGGCCAGGAATGGCGGCACGCAAGGCCCAGCCCTGCTCGCCCTGCCCCGCTCTGGCGACTTCAACATCAGCCAGTTGGTGATCAACGATCTGTCGGGAAGCATCAAGCGCATCCTGCTGGATGAGTCGCTGCCGCCCGACAACATGAGCGCCCGGTCGGCCACCGAGATCGTGGAGCGCATGAAAGAGCTGGCCCAGAACCTTGGCTCTGCCTTTGGCCGACTGATCAACGAGACCATGATTCCGGTCACCGCCAAGATCTTGGAGGTTATGGATGAGCGCGGCCTGATCGACATGCCCCTGCGCGTCAACGGGCTGGAGGTCAAGGTCACGCCTGTCGCCCCGCTGGCCATGGCCCAGAACATGGAAGAGGTCAATTCGATCATGCAGTACATGCAGATCGCCCAGAGCTTGGGTACCGATGGCCAGCTTGTGATCAAGACCGATGTGTTGGTGGACTACCTGGCCGACAAGCTGGGCGTGCCTGCCTCTGTTCGCAACACCGCCGCCGAGCGTGCCGTGCTCATGGAAGAGATGCGCAACCAGCAGCAGCAGCAAGCCATTGGCCAAGCCATGGCCATGCAAGCCCAGGCCGGTGGCGGCATGCAAGCTCTGCCAGCCCCTGAAGGGGCAATGTAATGTCTTGGGATGAGTTGGATGCCATTGGCCAGCCCAGCGACATACGCGAGGTTGACCAAAAGCGCGAGGATCTGGTCAAGCTGACTCTGCGGGTGTTCGCGTCAGAGGATGGCCAGAAGCTGCTTGAGTGGCTCAAAGACATGTATGTGAATGTGCCCATCGCCGTACCGGGCACAGATTCCTCGCACGCCTACTTTGCCGAAGGGCAGAGGTCGGTGGTG